ATGCAAAGAAAGCGAAGAAGGTTGAATAATGAAAAATTTAGGTGAACAGTTTGTTTGGTGGTATGGTGTTGTAGAAGATCGCGCTGATCCCCTAGAGCTTGGTCGTGTACGTGTGCGCTGCTATGGTTGGCATACAGATAATCTTGAAGAGCTTCCAGTTAAGGATTTACCATGGGCGCAACCTATTCAAGATATAACGTCTGCTGCAATCAGTGGTATTGGTAAGAGTGCGACTGGTATAGTAGAAGGCACATGGGTTGTTGGGTTCTTTGCTGATGGAAAAGAAGCGCAGCGTCCAATCGTCATGGGTACTATGGCTGGTATTCCAACAGACATTGGTACTGATGGATTCAGTGATCCAAAAGGCAACTATCCAGCAATCGATAGTTTGTTCCAACCTGACACACCAAGACTTGCCAGAAACTCAAAGGTTGCTGAGTCTGATGCAACATTGATTGCAAAAAGAAACAACAAACTGAATGATGTTCCAACAGCAACAGCTCCACCAATTAAATCGATGCGAGATAATTATGGTCCAACAAACGAAAAAGCAGGATTTCTAAACGGTGCTGTTGGTCCAACAAAATCTAAAGACGCGGATTATGCTACTAACCGCCCAAAATGGAGCGAACCGAACGCAAGATATGGTGGCGAAGTTAAAGACAAGTATGCAAATCAAAAAGGCTCTTCTTATCCTTATAACCATGTTTATCGTTCTGAGTCTGGTCATGTATTTGAAGTTGATGATACTCCAGGCGTTGGCAGACTCCATCGTTATCACAATGCTGGCACATTTGAAGAGATTCAACCTGATGGCACTCGTGTAACAAAGGTTGTTGGTAAGAACTACGAAATCGTAATCAGCGATGAAAACATTTATATTCAAGGGCAGCAATCGATTACTGTTAAGGGTAATGCAAAGTTATATGTTCAAGGCGACCACTACACAGAAGTAAGTGGTAATCAGTATGTGACAGTTCGTGGTGACCGTGTTACAAAGATTCAAGGTAACGATTTGAAAGAGGTTCTTACAGACGAGAATACACAAATAAACGGCAATAAAACAATGCGTGTTTCTGGTGATAGAAGAACAACTGTTGATGGCTTCTATAATGAAACCATTGGTAAAAGTAACATTGTGAAAATTAAAAAGAGCGAAGAGAAGACTGTATTTGTCAATAGCTCAACAATGGTATCTGGAAATACATCATTCACTGCAGTTAAAAATACAGATATTGGTAGTGGTGGTAATTTATCAATTGCTTCTGGAGGAACATTCACTCTTAAATCAATAGGAGCTGCTACAATGTCGTTTGCTTCTACGTTCATTAAGCAAGTAACAGGTGTGGCAAGTCTAACGTATATTGGAAACTATTTCTCAAAGTATACAGCTGAAAGCCAGTTTGATCATAATGGAGATCATTGGTATCGAAAAGGGGCAGATAGACACGATAGACATGCTGCTGGTGTTGACTATGCATGTAGTGGTGATCCAGTTCGCTCTAGTACAAATGACTGTACTGACTTAACCCCACCAACACCTCCTGGAGTTTAAGATATGATTCCTGACTTATCAAAATGTGGTTTAAATTTAGATATATTAAATCTTGATGCTGCAAACAAAGCAATCAATGATGCCATGAAAGAGCTTTCTGGCGCGGCTGGTGGTATTGCTGGTAGTATTGCTAACTTACAATCACAGCTTGAAGGCGAGATGAATAAAGCTCTTGCTGAATTAGAAAATCTGATTCCAGAAATCAAAGCAGAGTTTCCTAATCTTCAAAAAGATATTGATGAGTTACTCAAATTGCTCACCGATCCATTTAAAGCATTAGAAATACAAAAGCAGATTGATAAAATTCGAGACACATTTGGCGACTCTGATTTTGATGTAGACGGTATTCTATCTGATATTACAAATGGTTTAAGTGATGTTGCTGGTGGATTATCTGAGTTTACTGGTGACATCACAAAAGCATTGGGCGACCTTGCAAGTACATTATCAAGTTTTGACCCATGTAAGTTAGTCCCAAATATGGATGCAGAACCACAGTATGACGATTTTGGTGATATTATTGGTTATGAATATAAAACAAAAGCATACGTACCAGATGCTCCAACAACAGATGCTGTTTCTCTTCTTCCTGACGAAGAAGCATTTGGTGATGATGAAGTTGTATTAAACGATATTGATGTTGTTTCAAAAGCAAAACCAACAGTAAAAACATTCAGTGATACCGTGACATCTGTGTTATCGGGTTTGGCTACACCAGTAGTTGATTTAATCCCTACTCCTGCAAAGACAGAATCTTTGACGTTGCCAGCAGTAATGGGTGGAGGTGAAATTAAGTTTAGAGATGTTGGTTCAGAACTTGCACTTGCTCCAACAGAACTCAAAGATACGTTGGATGTTCCAAAGTCAAAACTCATTGCAAACGCATACGCAAATGCACTCGCTGATGAAAGAAATGGTGGATTAAGTTCTGTACAGTTAGAACAAATAGATGCATTAAAATCATCACTTCCTATACAGTATAAAGCCGAAAAAGCAAGAGAAGCTGCTGGAATTGCATCAAATGTAAATGCAGTTGTAACCGAAAGATTTAGTAAAATTGCATTTAATGGAATTACTGGAGCTGCGGCTCAAACTGCTCAATCTGCTTTCTCAGCAGCAGATATTAATAAAATTAGTCTTGATGATTTATCTCCTAATGTTGCTACAAAAGTTGCAAAGTCATTAGGTGTATCATATATACCAAAGTTTCCATCAGTCAACGCTGGCGCAACAGTTGAATCTATTACTAATACAACGGCTAGTCTCAACGTACCAAGTAATGCGACTTCCCTCACTGGTGGTGAAGCAGACGATTTTGAGATGGAAGATGCACCAGACGGTATTGATGATGATAATGTTGCAGCAACTCAAGTTACTCCAATTGAATTTTCTGTTCAATCTACTATGTCAACAGCATTTGGTGCGTTACAAAAAGTGTTTACACCAGAAGGTAATAGAAGTCAACAAGAACTTGAAATCAGTTATGCCAAAACCGTTGTCAAGAAAAAGAAAGTAAAGCAGAGACAGTATGACGAGTTAATCAAAAAACTCACACCGCTTGAACAAGCTCAAGTGATTAATGGAAGAGAAGCTGCTCTTGGTGGTACAACTAAACTGCTTGAAGGTTTTGTTCGGAGTGGTACAGGCGTTACGGGTGGTAATTTTGCAAACGTTGTCCCTACTGGATTTAATGGTTCTGCTTCTGATTTACCAGGATCTTTCTCAAGAACAACTACTACAACTACAACATTGCCATCAGAGAGCACTGGTGATGTTGAAAAAGATGCAGAAATCTTTAGGCAAGGTATTGCTGGTATCTTTGGTTCTGGAAGCAAAGAAGCAAATGCAGCAAAAGAATCATTACCTGGAATTGTTTCGAGACTTAAACTTGACATGACGGCTGCTGCTACCGAAATGAAAATTGATTTAGATAATCTTGACAAACTTGAACCTGTTGAGTTTGAAGTAGATTTGGATGGTAGAATTATTATTACAGGCGATATCTCAAAGAGCGATTGCCCAAAACCATCTATTCCAGCAGATAAACCTATTGAAATTGTAACCGTTGCGGGTGAACAAGTCGTAGTTGAGTCAGAACCTGATCTTAACTCGTATAATTCTTATGAAGAATGGCAAGCAGATATTAAGAGACAAAGAGAAGCCTCTGGTGGTAGTATAACAAAACTACTTGGTTTTTGATTATAAATAATAAAAACAAAGAGAAGATATATGCCCGAACTTAAAGAACCAGTATTTAAAGATATACCACTGAGTTTTACAGCACATCCTATCACTGGTAATGTGAAAGCATTAGTCAACCGTGATGCTGTGAAGCAGAGTGTAAAAAATATTGTTCTCACTAACTTCTATGAGCGACCATATAATCCAACTTTTGGAGGAGATATTCTCTCACAGTTATTTGAGAATATGGATCCAATCACAGAATATAATATTGCAAAGAACATTCGAACAGCATTAGATAACTATGAACCAAGAGCAATAATTGATGACATAGTAAGTGATTTCAATCAAGATAATAATGCTATTAATGTCACAATTACATTTCGAATAAAAAATGATGCGCAACCAATTTCCGTCAATGTATTATTGGAAAGAGTAAGATAGATGGCAGCTAATTCAGCAATCAGTGTAACAAGTCTTGATTTTGATGTAATCAAAACATCAATGAAGACTTACATTCAAGCAAAGCCAGAGTTTACCGACTATAACTTTGAAGGCTCTACGATCAGTATGCTAATGGATCTCCTTGCATATAACACTTATCAAAACGCCTTTTACACAAGCATGATTGGTAACGAGATGTTCCTCGATTCCGCGCAGCTTCGTGATAGTGTAGCGTCAAGAGCAAAGATGCTTGACTATGTTCCTCGTTCTGCTCGTGGAGCAAGTACAACTCTTAATGTTACTATTACACCCACAGGCGCACCAAGCACTGTTACAGTTGCTAAGAACTCAGAGTTCTCTGCTACATTAGATGGTGAAATATATAAATTTGTCACACCACAAGCATATACATTGAGTTCAAATGATGACTACACAGGCGATATTACAATCACTGAAGGTCGTCCAGTAACACATCGTTTTACCGTGAGCACAAATGATCCTGTTCGATACATTCTTCCTAATGAAAATGTAGACACCACATCAATTACTGTTGATGTTCAAACAGCAGCCGACGATCAAAGCTCTGTTCGATATAATCTTGCAAGCGATATTACTCAGGTTCAAGCAAATAGTGCTGTATATTTCCTTCAAGAAGTTGAAGATAGTCAGTATGAAATTTATTTTGGTGATAATGTAATTGGTAAGACACCAGATGATAACAATATAGTTATTGCTAACTATCGTATTTGTAATGGTACGCTTGGTAATGATGTTAATTCTTTTACAAGCCCATCGACGCTCGGTGGATTTAGCGCGTTTACAACAATAGTTAATGCTCCTACGGCAGGTGGTTCTGACAACGAATCAATTGAATCAATTAAGTTCAATGCTCCTAAAAACTATGAGACACAAAACCGCGCAGTTCTTTCTGAAGATTATAAACGCATTATTCTTAGAGACAATGGCGATTTTCAATCAGTCAGTATATGGGGTGGTGAAGAGAATACACCTGCTGTTTATGGAAAGGTCTTTATTTCAATCAAGCCAGTCAATGGCTTTACTATTTCTTCTCAAAGAAAAACAGACATCAGAACACAGCTTAAAAAATACAATGTTCTCTCTATTGATCCAGAGTTTGTCGATGCTTCGTTCTTATATATTCAACCAACAGTTACTGTAAGATATAACTCGAACGCAACGACTCTTTCTGCCGTAGCAGTTCAAACCAAAGTAACTAACGCTATTGTTAATTTTGAAAACACAAAACTTGGTACGTTTGATAGCAATAGATTTAGATACTCGCAGTTTGTCCAAACCATTGATGCAGCAGACTCATCTATTGTGAGCAACCTTACATTAATTACAATTGAGAAAAGGTTTGTTCCTAGCTTAACAACAAGTTCAACGTATAATATTTCTTTTGGTAATTCATTACACAACCCTCATGCTGGTCACAAATTTACAATTAGTTCGAGCGCATTTACTTTTCAAAATCAAACTTCTTATTTTGACGATGATGGTAATGGAAACATTCGTATATACTATCTGTTGGATTCTACTAGAGTATACTTGTCTGAAACAGCAGGTACTGTAAATTACACAACAGGGGTCATTACTTTAAGTTCATTCCTTCCAAGCGCGTTTGTTGGTAGTTCTATTAGTATCTTCGCTAACCCAAAAAATAACGACGTTGATGCAGTTCGAAACCAAATACTATTAATTGCAGGCGCTACTGTTTCAGTTATTGATGATACAACTACTATACTTGCTGCAAATACAGTAACAGCTACGACAACTGGCGTGACAACTGAAAATTCAGGCTCTAATATTTCACCATCGGTGTATTAATAAATGTCAATAGATAAA